CACGCGGCAGAGAATATCAACGTTTCGACTGTAAACGTACTGCCATTTCCCATGGATGAGAATTTGGCATACTTTACATAGGATCCGTCGGGTAACTTACCGACAGGGGTCCTAACCGCAGCTAAATACTTAAACCAATCTGTTGGAAACAGTTGGGCTACAGTATTGAACGCAACGGTATCGGAGGCAGCGGATAAGTCTATAGTAGCATATTTGCCACTTAGACTCGATTCCATTGCCAAACGTTGATTCCGAACTTGTTGACTAAGATCGATTCCGCGTAAGCGGAGACGCCGTTTGGCGTACGTATCAAATGCTAGCTGCAAGGGTATTAGCCCAGCAGGTTCGCAAGCGATCGTTCGTTCTGTCTTGAAGTTCTTCGGTACAGTTTCTACACGATTCCAGTTCGTCCAAACCGTCTTTGCCATGCGATACCCGAAATGGGTCGCTAAAGCATCGATATAAGGTTTGGCTCGAGCTGTTGCCGGAATCCTTCGATTTATTTTCATAAATGGAAGCGAATTACGGCGTGAATCGGAAGAAGTAGCGCCTGCAGTGACTCTTACTAGCCTAGGCAGTTCGTCTAGGAAAGTTACGTGAGAGCCTAATGTGGTGGTTATCCACCGTTCCATTCTTGAGAGGAATTGACTAAGATCGGGATCTAAACGATCGCGCTTAGTACAGTACCAATCAAGCCTACGATTTGTGATTCGACATACCTCCTCGCTTTTAGAAAAGCTCTGGAGAGCTGCCGCCTCACAATCCGGGCTGGAATAGACAGAGTTCTTCTTAAAGAAGGCCTCTATCTGCATTAGAACTCTCATACGCTCCCTAGATGACAATGCGCTAGGGAGTAGAGAGGTGCAGGACGCGAGGCGAGCTAAGTTACGACTTCGTATCCAACCAAGGATGCGGGCCGTTTCTTCCTCGCCAAGCGTTGCCGCGTTATCACGAACATAGCATCGACATACGTCGTACGCAAATGCAAGGGGTTTCATAAAGAAATCTCCTTCTCAGTGTATCCCAGAGGATTTACATCCAAGGGAATGTGACAGCCTAACTTTCAGAGACTACTAAAAGCCAGGCATACAAGAACCTCTAAAACATCCAGGTCATCATGATCTTCGTAAGCGGTTAAAAGCGCATTACGATAGTCATAATAACTAGGAATCCAGAACTTAAGATTCCTTGATTCAGATCTTTCAATCTGAAGAAAGAATCCATTTTCTA